TTGCATTAGAGGCGGTTCCCAACGTTGATGTTCTTGGAACAAATAGAACTTTGACATCAACATCTCTTTATCTGAATGCTTCTGCTGGTAATGGATCGGCATTAACAGCCAATGTAACACTCATAATCTCTATACTCTAAACCATGAAACAATTTCTACTCACACTGCTTCTCATTGTAAGCTTCAAATCCCAAGCCCAATTCATTGTCAACACAGATGCTGATGGGGCGTATTACCGCCAATGGATCTTTGCCCATCAGCCGGTTATCGACAAGTTCCATTCAGATGATCGGTACATCATATACACCCACAAATTTGTACTTCCATCGTTATCTACTGACAGCAGTGGCAATTCAGTAGACAGGGTTGTATATGCGCTGCCAAATGGAATTGTTCGTTCGGCAGCTATTGGGAATTTGCAAAAGGCATCAAGCACATTGCCGGGTATTCTCACATCAAGCGATTGGAATACTTTTAATAATAAACAAGGAGCAATTACCTTGACAACAACAGGGTCTGGATCGGCAACACTTGTTGGTAATACATTGAATATCCCAACGCCTCCTAATACGGTGCCTGGCAGTGACAACACGACTGCGTATTCTGCAGGGACAGCGTATTCTTTAACTACAACACCGCAAAAGGTAGATTTCGGAACTACAGATCCTGTGATTACACTTCCTGCGGCTGGGACATATATCATTTTCACGAACATTAAAATTGAATACGCTGGTCTGACAACAGTTCTTAATGCCTGCGACTTCAAGCTACGAAGAACAAACAATACCGCTGCCGATCTAGCTAATGCTGCTACAACATTCAATGTGGTAGCAACACTCCTCACAGGAACCGGCGGCGACGTGGACATTGCGCCGATAATCTATACAACAACCAACAACAACGATGTGATCGAGCTTTGGGCCAATCGTCAGAATGGTGTATCCCTGCTTGGAAATATAAACATCGGTGAAGCAAGTATTGTGGCGATCAGAATTTACTAACTTTAAAAAGCAAAACCATGGCAATTCAAAATCTAAAGTACGAAAACGAGAACGGAGTAATCGTAAACGCCCAATTCGACACGGATTATGGTATCCGACCTGAACTTTCGTCCGATGAACAGGAGTGGTTCGTTCTGGCTACATCTCCAACAGCGGAGGAACAAACAGATTTTTCCGGTCCAGCTCTTAAGAAATGAAAAAGCACTGGTCGAGAATATCGTTGTCGATCCTGATTGGACTGGCAATTGTCGTAGAACTTGTGTCTCGTCAATTGTACGATCCTCATCGTGAAGTATACGAAAACGAGCCAGCGTACAATCTGCATTCAATTGCGATGTTCGTTGGCTCCATTTGTATCGCCATGAGTATTCGGATTGGACATCCATCGAGAGTTGTTGCACTCATTTGGGCTGCATCGACATTCTTCGACATGCTGAAAGAATTAACCTCTCTAAACAACCAAAACGACGTAATTCAATGGGTGCTCTATTGGTTCGTTGTTAGCCTAACTACTGTATATGGAATCACGGAGCATAGACATTCCCATAAAAGAAACTACTAAGCAAGAATTTTGGAGAGAAGCGCTGAAGTTCGGTATCGCACTAGTGATCCTTATCGTTGTGACGTATGCGATGTGGCTTAAATTCAACGAGGAAAGAAAGCTTAACGACAAGCGTGTCGAGGAGAATATGGCTCAAATGAAACAAGACATCGAGACGCTAAAGAAGGACAACAAGGAATGTAACGATTTCACAAAGTCCATTCTCCTCAAGGAGATACAGGAAAGCAATTCCCTTCAACGGGATTTATCGTCGTGGCTTGATCGACACAGAAACTGAGTAACCAAAAAACATATAATATGAACACACCGAAGTACAATATTAATCAGATCGAAGTGAAGACAGATGGCTCTGGTCACTTTACGATTACTCCTATTAATCCGAACCATTCGTACAATATTTTAACGTACTCACCCTCGGACATCAACCACGACTACGTTGGGGTTCGACCAGTATCGTCTCCATCCAACACGAACCTGAACGCCGGTTTCGATATTTTAAAAGGGTATCTTTCGTTGAGTCTGGACGATATTCATACTTGTACAGGAACGAGATTGACTGGGCCACACACTTTTCTTGCCGTAACAGGCGCTACAGGAAATCCCCCAGCGACGAATGCAACAGTGAAAATCATGATCGTTGAATGGCTTTAAGTCACAACAAATCAACCTAAATTAAGCTCCGAATGAAAGTTCGGAGTTTTTTGTTTATGTTTGCTTCATGAAGATTGAAAACTACACTGTATCAGGAATCCAGGACGGGGACCAGTTATTCGGTTATAGACCAACTGACGGCGGAACATATCTTTTTTCAGGGGTTCAGTCACAAGGTACGTCATCACCTCAAATCACAACGGTAGAATTTGATTCTGCGGATATTCTTGACTTTGATGCGACAAAACTAGCATTGGGATCTCCAAGTGACACCGATCAGTATTATGATATTGATAAAATGGTGTTCGAGTTTACACCAGGGAATGCCAACTATGTGCTCGGAGTTCCTATTCGTATTCGTGGAGCATTTGTGGCTGACATAGATCAGACCTTGATCACTCAAGGTACGCAGCAGACATTAGTGTTGCGTGCTCAGACCGCTCCTACGGCTCCGGTTGGTACGGGGGCATCCCTGACAATCAGCACAGCGTCTGCTCCAACAACCGGTGACGGTACGATGCGCATGATCATCTTCTATACGATCCGTACCTTCGGAGAATAAAACCAAACTAAATCAAAATGAAATATAATGTCAATCATCCGGAAAATAAACGTTGGGCCGGATCTCATGAATTCGATGATCTACAGCGTAGGTCAAGCGGTTGGAGAGTATAAAATCAGGGATATTAAGCGTGATGAAGATTATGAGATTCACGTTTATGTCATTAACGACGCAAAGGAACGTTTTCTATGGAAAACAATCACTCCGTCTGTCCCTGTCACGATTGAATACGATCTAAACTTCTGAATCATGAAGCCCATATTTGAATTCATCGTCGAGCCCCTTGACGGCAAGCGATACGATAACGAGCGCAGTGGCTTAATCACGAGCGTGTCGATTGAAGATCATAAGTCCACTCAGCGCCACGCCAAGGTAATTGAAACCTACTTGGGCTATATCGGTCCGATTGAACCCGGCGACACCATTATTGTCCACCACAATGTTTTTCGCGAGTTCTACGACATTCACGGTAAGCGTAAGCCAGGCAACAATCATTTCAAGGACAATCTGTTCCTGGTTGACGAATACAACATGTACATGTACCGAAAACCCGGTGGTGATTGGCAAGCGGTCGATCCATACATTTTTGTGTCTCCGGTAAAGAGTGACGACCGCATGTTTGACACATCGGTTCTGAAACAGCTATTTGGCAGGGTTGAGTATTCGAGCACGGAATTAATTCCGAAAGGATCGCTTGTTTCGTTCCAACCCGAATGCGAATACGAGTTCTGGATCGAAGACAATCTCATGTACCGGATGTATGAAAGGAATATCACTTTAATCGAATAGAAATGGAGGAGACAACAATTGACCTAAAACGAAAAATTTGTACTGCAGGTAGAACTGCAGTTATAGAGCTGATTAAAATTGCTGAATCAGAGATCATCATGGAGGGAGCGGAGTGGAAGCAGAATGAAGAAGGTGAAATGGTTATCGCTGGATTTAAGGCGGGAGACGCTGACTTACCTGCAGACAAACTCACCAGAGCCGCACAAGCCAAGAAGATCGCGATTATGGACGCCTTCGACATCATTGAGCGAGTAGAAAAAGAAGAGCTGATCATTGCTCAAATGCAAGGAGATGAACCACCTACAGATAACTTCGCCGAGACACGTGCCAAAAGGAGGGTATAATGGAAGTTCACCCGATATACGAGATCGTGCCAACCTACATCGATGATAAAAAACGCACGGCTATAAATAAGCGCAAGGGTTGGGAGTATGGATATAACTACGAATGGGATTTGATCGTAATATCTAAGGATGGAACAGTGGGTGATGTCTACTACATTGAGGGGTTGTATATTGGCCTTCCGGAAGTTCCTGACAAAGTAGATGATCGAGGAAACAAGTGGATCCCAGAGCCACTCCCTGCAGAACTATCCAAGATTAAGAATTCGTACGATTGGCAAAAACGGGATACCCAGTTTAAAAAGAGATGGGAGCCTTACATTAACACTGAATTCGATCGAAGGGAGTTTGGATACTGGTTCATAAACAACAAGGTTCCGACATATATCACCGGGTCTCATTACATGTACATTCAATGGTCAAAGATCGATGTCGGGCTTCCTCACTTTCGGGAAGCTAATCGCATCCTTTTCATTCACTGGGAGGCGTGCAAGGCTGACCCACGAAGTTTGGGCCAGGATTATGTGAAGATTCGACGCTCAGGGTTCTCGTATATGTTTGCTGCCGAAACAGTTAACGTAGGAACTTCTGCTGAAAACGCCCGCCTCGGTATTGTCTCCAAGACCGGGCCGGATGCAAGCAAAATGTTTACAGGAAAGGTCGTGCCGATATTCCGTAAATACCCATTCTTCTTCAAACCAATCCAAGACGGGAACGACAATCCTAAGACTGAGTTGGCCTTCCGTGTTCCAGCGACCAAGATTACAAAAAAGAGCTTAACCAAAGAGTCGGAAGATGAACCGGAAGGATTGGATACTACGATCGACTGGAAGAACACAGATGACAACGCATACGATGGGGAAAAATTGTTGCTGCTCGTGGAAGACGAGGCTGGTAAATGGACCAAACCAAATAACATCAAGGAGCACTGGGAAATTGTACAGACCTGTTTAAAGACGGGATCTACTGTGGTGGGCAAGTGCGCGATGGGATCGACCGTTAACGCATTGGCTAAAGGAGGTGCTAACTTCAAGGCAATTCACGACGACTCTAACCCGCTTGAGCGAGACGGGAACGGTCAAACCGTCTCAGGATTATACAGACTGTTTATCCCATTTTATCACAACATGGAGGGGCATATCGATGAATTCGGATGGCCGGTATTCTTTGATCCGCCCGAACCAATCATGGGTGTTGACGGAAAATGGGTTAAACAAGGGGCTGTTTCGTGGTGGCTTAACAAGAAGAATTCCAAGCGACATGACCCGGATGGATTGAACGAACACTACAGGCAGTATCCAGGCACACTTGAACATGCGTTCCGTGATGAATCAGAGTCATCTCTATTCAACCTCACAAAGCTGTACGATCAGATTGATCACAATGATGGATTGATGAAGCAGCGTGTTGTTATTCGCGGCAACTTCATTTGGCGGGATGGAATTCAAGATTCAGAAGTGTTATGGGTGCCTGACCCGAACGGTCGATTCTACTCGTCGTGGATTCCGCCTAAACACATGCAGAATCGGGTCACGAAAAAGGGTGACATGAAATACCCGGAAAATGCCCACTTAGGTGCCTTTGGAGTCGATTCATACGATATTTCCGCAGTTGTAGGCGGCGGCGGATCCAAGGGAGCGATTCACGGGAAAACCGGTTTCCACATGGAAGACGATGCGCCGACTAATTTCTTCTTCCTCGAATATATAGCTCGACCTCAAACTGCTGAAATATTCTTTGAGGACGTGATTATGGCTCTGCACTTCTATGGTATGCCCGTGTTGGCTGAAAACAACAAGCCACGCCTTCTGTATTACATGAAGGATAGAGGCTATCGTAAATTCTCGCTGAACAGACCGGACAAGAAGACGTCTCAACTGTCTAAATCCGAGATAGAGCTTGGTGGAATTCCCTCAACACATGAAGATGTTATTAACGCTCACGCAAACGGTATTGAGGCGTATATCGAAAAATACGTTGGTTTCGATGCGGAAGGTCATTACCGGGATCCATCAGAGATTGGTAATATGTACTTTGAAAGGACGCTTCGAGATTGGGCTGGATTCGACATTACCAAGCGAACAAAACACGATGCGTCGATTAGCTCCGGGTTTGCTATTATGGCAACTAATAAGCACACGGTAAGGGCTAAAGCAGAAGAGCAAAAGGTGACAATCAACATGCGTAAATACAACCATAACGACATGGTTAGCCGCCCAATAAATAACAATAATTAGGAATTAAAGAAAAACACGATATATTTGTGTTCATGAACCTTGGTAAGAAGAAGCCTGAAGTCATAATACCGTACACATCGTTTCCGGACGATAACGCCACCGACTCTCAAAAAGCATCACCTGAATTTGGATTACAGGTAGGGCAAGCTATCTCTTACCAATGGTTCAATCGCGAAGGTAATACCTGTCAGTACTATTCCCGTAGAGCCGAATTCCGTAGACGCAGACTATACGCAGCGGCCATGCAGCCCATCGGCAAATATAAGCAGCTGATCGGTGTTGACGGAGACACTTCCCATGTTGCTTACGACTTCACTCCTATTTCAATCATCCCGAAGTTCGTAGACATAGTTGCCAACGGCATGGGAGATCGTCAGATGGCAATCCGAGCATTTTCCCAAGACGTTGTATCGGCGGAAAAGAGATCAAAGAAACAGGAGATGATTGAAGCAGACATGATTGCCAAGCCATTTCTTCAATCGACCCAAGATCAATTTGGCGTGGATGCGTTCAATGTCGAACCAGATAAGTTGCCGGAAGACAACGATGAGCTTGATCTACACATGAACTTGAACTACAAGCCTGCTATTGAGATTGCTGAGGAGATCGCGATTGACACGGTGCTTCTTGAAAATCATTACGACGACATTGAAACCCGTTCCGATCGAGACATTGTCGTTTGTGGTCTTGGTGTGCAAAAGAATGAATTCGTTCCGGGAGAGGGGATTCGAGCGAGCTATGTAGATGCTGAGGAATGGATTCACAGCTACACAGAGGACCCTTTCTTCAAAGACTGCTTCTACTTTGGTGAGCCGAAGAATATGCATGTTAATGAACTGTATAAGATCAATCCGAATATCACACCGGAAAAGGTGGCGGAGATTACGCAGTTTGCTGGTTCCTGGTACAACTACTACAATGGTTACAGGGAATACGGCTTCTTCCAAAAAGACGTAGTGACACTGCTTTACTTCAACTACAAGACGACAAAGCACTTCAAATACAAGCGGAAGAAAACCAAGAAAGGAGGAGAGAAAGCAATCCTTAAAGATGGCGATTTCAATGCGGAAGACAACGAATTGTTCGAAACCTCTACCATCCCGAAAGAAGTATGGTACGAGGGTATCATGATCCTCGGCACGAACGAATTGCTGAAGTGGGAATTGGCCGAGAATATGGTTCGTCCTAAATCGACTTCACAGCATGCGATGCCGATGTATGCAGCGTGCGCTCCGGATATGGTTAAGGGTGTCATTAATTCCACTGTTGCCCGAATGATTCCATTCGCTGATCAAATACAACTGACCCACCTGAAGCTGCAGCAGATCAAATCCAAAATGGTTCCTGACGGGGTCTGGATTGATATTGACGGCATCAACAATATCAATTTAGGCAACGGGAATACATACAGCCCGGAAGACGCGCTGAAGCTCTATTTTGAAACTGGTTCCGCGTTTGGTAGATCTGTGAACGAAGACGGAGAATTCAATAATGCGCGCCAACCTATCATCGAACTCAACAAGTCGGCCCCGCAAGGAAAGATGTCGGCTCTTATGGCGGACTACAATTTCCAGCTGAACATGATTCGTGACGTGACCGGCTTGAATGAGGCGCGTGACGCATCTACGCCTGATCCTAAGTCGCTGGTTGGGCTGCAGAAACTTGCGGCACTCAACTCGAATACGGCAACTCGGCACATACTCCGGGCTAAGATGTACCTGAAGCGGACAATGGCGGAGTCTATATCGCTTCGTATCGCAGATGTTCTGCAGTACTCCGACATGGCTAAGGATTTCTCGATGCGGATTGGTAAGTACAACCTTGAAGTGCTCCGGGAGATCAAAGACCTGTACCTGTACGACTTCGGCATCTTCATTGAACTTGCGCCGGACGAGGAGGAAAAGCAGATGTTGGAGCAGAACATTCAGGCGTGTCTTGTTGAGCAGACAATCACCCTGGAAGATGCGATCGACATCCGCATGATCCGTAACGTCAAACAGGCGAACGAAATGCTCAAGGTTAAGCGTCGTAAACGTGAACGCGAAAAGCAGGATCGAGAGGATGTTATTATGCAGCAGCAGGCGCTGATCAACCAAGACGCACAAGCTGTAGCAGCACAGGCAGCAATTGATAAGATTAATGCCGAGGCGAACGCGAAGATTATGGTTGAGCAGAAGAAGTCTGAATTCGCTATCCAAACAGAAACCGCGACCGCCCAACTCAAGTCAGGTCTTATGGCTGAGGAGTTTGGTTACGCCATGCAGCTAAAAGGAATCGAAGTAGAGGGCCAGACCCGAAAGCAGGAGATGGCTGAAGACCGAAAAGACAAACGAACAGAACTACAGGCTACTCAACAATCTAAGTTGATTGACCAGCGTCGTAAAGACCTGCCACCAACAAACTTTGAATCAAACAACGACAGTATGATGGCAATTGATCTGTCAGACTTCGAACCAAGATAATTTAAATCAAATCAAAATGACTGAAGAAACAAACACAGCCGAAAAGTCTGAAGAAAAAAAGCAGACATTCAAGATCATGGATTCTGAGACTCCGCAATCAGGCCTTAAAATCCGTATGCCGTCGAAACAAGAAGAAGCTCCTTCCGATCCGGTAAAGGAAGAACCTAAAGACGATACGAAACCGGATTCTGGTCAGGTAGAAACGCTTGAGACTCCTCCGGCTCCAGAGCTGAACGACGATATCGTTCTTTCCTATATCCGTCAGCGCGGACGCGAGGCGGAGAGTATCGAGGATCTCTTACGCATCCCCGAGGAAAAGGTTGTCGAAAAAGAAGTGGAATTGCCTGAAAATGTTGCGGCGTATAAAAAATATCATGAAGAAACGGGCCGCAGCGCACATGATTGGGCGATGCTGAACCGTGACTTTGAAAAAATGGACGCTGATCAAGTCCTTGTGGAACATTTATCAATGTTGCATCCTGAATGGTCGAAGAAAGATGTTCTTTCTGAAATAAACGACGAGTTCGGATACGACGCTGAAGAAGCCACAGAAGCAGAAATTGCAAGGATCGAAAGAAAAAAAGTGACCGCAGTTGCTAACGCTAGAAAGGCACTCGATGAATCCAAGCAGAAATACGCAGCTCCTCTTGCGTCAAGGGAGTTTGTGGTGCCGGAGGAAGAGAAATCTTTATTTGAGGAGTACAAGCAGCATCGCGGTCAATCGGCGTCTCAATCAGATCATGATCAGAAAGTAGCTGCTGAGTTCAGTAAACAAACGGAGTCTTTGTTCACGTCCGACTTCAAAGGTTTTGAAGTCACTTTGGATGGTAAGAGTTACGTTTATCTCCCTGAAACGCCAGACAAACTGATTAAGTCCCAGATCAACATTCGCCCAATTCTTAATGAACTGGTGTTTGACGAAAACGGACGAGTGAAAGACCCCAAAGATTACCACCTTCGACTGGCTGCGTTTCGTGACCCGGCTGCCTTTGCCAAGCACTTTTACGAGCAAGGTAAAGCCGATCAGGTCGTAGATCTTGAAAAGGAATCGAAAAACCTGAATATCGACCGCAAGCCGAACGAATCGCAGCAGCAGAAAAAAGGCGGTGCAACCTACCGGATTCTTGATGACGGAAACTCAAGTGGCCGTCTGACTATCAAGCCTCCCGGTAAAAGTATTTAACCTTTAAAAACAAGAAAACATGGCTGGATCACTTAGCCCAACACCCGCTCCGATTATTACTCCGAGCGCACAACAAGTAACGCTTCCGGGCAACTACATCGGAACGTTCGATTTTACAAACCAATATCTTCCAGACTTGGAAGAGCAGGAGTTTGCCCGTTACGGCAATCGCACGATTTCGGGACTCCTGAACCGTCTGTCTGCAGAGCTTCCATCCCAATCTGACCTCATCAAATGGGAGGAGCAAGGTCGTCTCCACGTCCGCTACGGAAACATCTCGATTGTTTACGGCGCAGGTAACGACACGGCTACATGTACTATTGCTGACGCAGGAGTAACAGCTGGAGCGTTCCGTAAAGGACAAACAATCATGCTGTCCTCGAACCAGAACAACACTTCCGACCATGCTATCATCACAGCTGTCACTGGCGCACTGACATTTACCGTCGCTTACTACGCTGCTGCTGGTGGAACCATTTCGGCATCCGATACGGCTTCAGCATTCGTGTACGGTTCCGAGTTCAAGAAGGGATCGAACGGTATCGAAGAATCCTTGGAATCGACTCCTGGCGACATCTATGAGGTGTCTCCTGTGATCATCAAGGACAAGTACACTGTGGCCGCATCCGACATGGCTCAAATTGGTTGGATCGAAACAGTGACCGAAGAAGGTGCTACCGGATACTTCTGGTACATGAAGTCCGAGTCTGAAACACGTCTTCGATACAATGACTACCTCGAAATGATGATGGTAGAGCACCGTGAGGCTGAAGCCGGATCAGGTGCAATTGCCCTGACTGGTGACCTTGGAAACAAAGGAACGACAGGTCTATTCCAAGCGATTGAAGACCGAGGAAACCTTTGGACAGGTGGAAACCCGACTGCTCTTGTTGACTGGGATACTATCCTGCAGCGTTTCGACAAGCAGGGCGCAATCCAAGAGTACGCTTTGTACAACAACCGTCAGTTCTCTCTTGATGTAACAGACATGCTGGCAACTCAGTCTTCCGGATCGTTCACGCCGTCTTTCGGTATGTTCAACAACAGCGAGGAAATGGCGCTCACGCTCGAATTCAAAGGATTCAAGCGTGGTAACTACGAGTTCTACCAAACAGACTGGAAGTACCTGAACGACCCAACTCTGCGCGGCGGAATGTTCGGAGGAGCAATCAACGGTGTAATGGTTCCGGTTGGAACAATGACCGTTTACGATCAGGTAATGGGTCAGAAGGTCACTCAGCCGTTCCTGCACGTGCGTTACCGTCAGTCGGCGAACGAATCGCGTAAGTACAAGTCGTGGGTTCTCGGATCTGCGGGTGGTGCTCACACGTCCGATCTCGATGCGATGGAAATCCAGTTCCTTTCGGAACGTGCACTCGTAACACTTGGAGCTAACAACTTCATGTTGTTCGAGAACTAAAAACAACAAACCTGAACAGAGCGGGAGATTAATTTCTTCCGCTCCTAATTTAAATCGAAATCAAATGAAAACGAAAAAAGAAAAGAATACGCGATCTAATCGGATTATATATGAGTTGATAGGCAAGAAGCCTGAGTCATTAATTCTGCAATCTGCAGACGCTGAGCGAAAGCCTTTGGTTTGGAGAGATGAGGAAAGCGGGAGATATCGTCCTCTCAGATACATCACCAATCATAATAGTCCTTTTGTGGACGAACAAATAGAGGCCCTTGGAACCGGAGGCCCGTTTTACAGAAAACCGATCATATTTGAGGGCGGCTTCTTAGTCGTTGACAGCTTTAATATTGGGCTAATCAACTTCCTTGATAAACACCCACACAACGGTGTTAAATACCGTTTGCGTGATCCGGAAGCCGAAGCCAAACGAGAACTGGAAATTATGGACCTTGAGGATAAGGCAAACGATTTGGCCCGAGATTCAAGTCTTGACGTGCTCATTGGTGTCGTTCGCCAGCTTACCGAGCACAACGTTGACACGATGGATGAGTTCCAAATCAAACGAGCTGCACGTCTTCTTGCACGTGAGGATCCGGAAAGCTTCCTTGCTGTTGCTTCCAGTCCCGATTTTGAGCGTAAAAACATTGTGCGAATGGCTTTCGATGCCAAGTTGATGCACTTCCGAAGCAACAACACACAGATTTGGCATTCTTTCCCAGGAAATAAGACTCAGCTCATGACAATTCCGATGGGCGTTGACCCATATGAACACTTCGAGCGGCACCTTATTTCAAGCGAAGGACTCGAATTGTTCGATACTTTGAAAAAGCTGTTGGGCGTAATGTAAATAGCGCTATATTTGGTTCAATTATTTAACCCATAAATCGTTTTATATTATGGCAAAATCTTTTTACGTTGCGATCACCGGAGTTCCGGTTCCGCGTCGGTTTTCAGCGGAAAACATCATCACAACTGACCGTGCATCAAGCACGACTACAACAATTACGTACTCTACCGGTTCCACATCGACAGACGTGCTGACATTTACTCATGCTGCCGATGCTGACTACACGGTGGTCGAATCCCTCGACGCACTGCTCGATCGAATCCATAATTCTGTGGGTAAACGAGTAACAGAGACATGGGAGCCGCCGCTGGCAATTTCGGCTGCGGCACTGGCTTAAACACCTGCTAAATCGACAAGAAGCCCATTACATTTTTGTGGTGGGCTTTTTTGTATATATTTGCTATATGATCAACGAGGCAAGAAACTACACCCTTGCTATCCTTAATAAGGAAAACAACGGGTACATAACTCCGGATGAGTTTAACCTGTTTGCACATCAGGCACAACTGGATGTGTATCTGGAGTATGAAAGAGAGTTAAATGAAGCTGTACAAAAGATGAATGCTCGGATGAGTGGTTCAGACTACGCGAATACAGTGGGTCGGATAGAAGCTCTTATGGATCGATTTAATGTCCCTAATCAAGTGCTGACCTTTGCGGGCGGCTCTTTTCAGTTGCCATCTGATTGGTATAAGGTAAACTATCCTAAGTATCAAGGCTTTAAAATCGAGTACGTTTCTCAAGGGAAGATCACGGAACTAAATGAATTTCCTTCCACTGCACCGACAACAGTCTATCCCGCATATACTCAAAGCGGCGACTTGATAACCGTATATCCGCTGACAATTCAGTCCAATGTAACACTCAACTATCTGAGATATCCTGCCATACCTAAGTGGACCTACATCGTTGTTCCTGGATCCGACGCGCCTCTGTTCAATATCGCTGCAAACGATTATCAGGATTTTGAACTTCCTGAGAGTGATATGATGAAGATTATCGTTCGCATTTGCCAGTATGCCGGTGTATCAATCCGAGAAGAACAAGTGGTTGCGATGGCTAAGTCAGAAGAACTTCAAGATAAACAAGAACAGTAATGGGATTCATAACCGACTACGAATACTACGCAAACGGCGGTAACAATCCAGCTAACCTGAATTGGGGTTCATACCAATACGTGTCGATGCGTGAGATTGTCAGCAACTTCATGACCATATACGTCGGTAACGACAAGGAAATCAATAATGTGAAGCGATACGAAGTGGTATTCCACGCTAAACAGGCTATTAAGGAGTACAACTACAACGTATTCAATGAGCCAAAAGTATTGGAAATGACTATTGGCGATACGTTGCAGATGGTGTTGCCGCAGGATTACGTCAACTTCATCCGAATCTCACTCGAAGTAAATGGCGTTCTATTTGCAATGGTTGAGAATGTTCAGCTCAATTACGCCAATTCATACCTGCAGGACAATAATAATGACATCGTGTTTGATGTGGATGGCAACGTGATCGAAACCATGTCCCAACTCGACATCGAACGACTAGCTGGAGATACGCAACAACTGTATACTGGTCAAGGTCAGTTCAACGGTCAATATGGGTGGTACTGTCCAAACCTGAATTATGGTGGTGATTGGTATTTTACCCGTCAATTCGGTGGTCGATTTGGCATTGATCCAGAAACGGCAAATATCAATCCTACCTATAAAATCGATAAGAAGTCTGGTGTAATCAACTTCAGTTCGGATATTTCCGGAATGAACGTCGTATTGGAATACATTACCGATGGTATGGAGAATGGTAATGAAACCAATATGTTTGTTCCGAAACTCGCTGAACAAGCAATGTATAGGTATATCAAATGGGCATTGATCGATCAGAAGTTCGGCGTACAGGAGTACGTAAAGAGACGTGCCCGTAAAGAATACCAAATCGCTCGGGACAATGCAAAATTTGCATTGAGCAACATGCATCCAGCCCGAATGCTCATGCTTCTTCGTAAGCAGCAAACATGGATTAAGTAGATGGAACTGAACAGAAATTTCGGACGGGGGACGATGAACAAGGATGTAGACGAACGTCTGCTTCCTGACGGACAATACCGTGACGCCTTGAATATCACTGTGGGATCATCCTCCGATTCAAATATTGGGGCCATTCAAAATATTCCAGGAAACGAGCAAGTTAGTGATTTATCCGATGTTACGGGGCTAAACGTCGTAAATGCAAGAACAATAGGATCAGTATCAGTAGAGTCTTTGGGGTTGATCTATTGGCTCGTAGCATCTGATGAATTTGATGGAGTATTCGAATACAACAAAAATACCGGCACAACCTCATACATTGCTGTTGCCACCAAGTCAGGTGGTAACGACTCTATCCTTGGATTTAACCAGTCTTATATCGTCACAGGCATCAACCACCTCGAAGGGATGTTGATCTGGACGGACAACCTCAACGAGATTTTCAAGATCAATATTTCTCGCGCTAGAACCTACGCGATAGATGATCCTCGACTCGAACAAGACATAACACTGATCAAAGGCGCTCCGATTAATGCACCATACATTGTAATGTCTGACGATGGCACTCAGTCAAACAATATGTCGGAGAAGTTCCTGTATTTCGCTACTCGATGGAAGTATCTTGACAATGAATATTCCGCGCTTAGTCCATTTACATCGGCTGCATTCGTGCCCGGTCCGTATACTTTTGATCCACAAAAAGGATATAACGGAGCTATGGTAAACGAATTCAATAAGGTCAACATCACCTTTGAGACAGGAACGGAATTCGTTAAGGAGATACAGTTGGTCATGCTCGATTCCACGAGTAAGAACGTGTTCATTATCCAATCTTTCAACAAGGACAAGCTGAACATACCTAATGACTTTAGTTATCAGTACACTGGATTCAGTAACAACAAGACGTACACTGCGCTCCCTTCGGAGCAGATTACTCGTCTTTTCGATAACGTACCTCTCAAAGCCAAATCATTAGACATCGTTGGTATCCGAGCAATACTCGGGAATTACGTTCAGTTTTACGACATTGTAAATTCGAATCTCGAAGACATTTCGATTGATTTCACCGTTAGCTACCGCAATGATTTGGGTACTCCAACGGAGGCAAACCCACTACAAACATTCCGAAGCGACAGGGATTTTGAGATTGCTCTACAATACTTAGATGATCTAGGGCGCATGACACCTGCGCTAGTGTCCCCAACCAACACCATATACATCCGACCGGAAGACTCGTGGAAAGCGAACAGCCTGTTGGTAGAGATCAATAACGTTGCTCCTTATTGGGCTACGTCGTGGCGTTTGTCCATTAAACAATCCAAGACCGGATATTATAACCTGTTTCCAATCCTGTTCTACAAGGATGGTAACTATCGGTACTTTCTGCTCAACGAATCCGATCGTGACAAGATTGCTGTAGGTGAGTACGTTATTTTCAAGGCTGGACCGGAGGGTATTACAGGCAACAACAAGCAGTACAAAATACTTGAGATTGCGCAGAAAGAAGCGGGGTTTATATCCGGTGGTGTATCCGAAATTGCCGGGCTATATTTCAAGATCAAGGTCGAAGACGCAACGGTGTTCAGCCCAAGTTCATTGTACACGTATAATAACACAGGAGAGGGATGTAACTCCACAAATCCAGGAAACGTCAACTTAGGGGAGATCACGTACCCGCCAATTACCAATTCATTCAAAGTTGCGGAGAATCCGATATTCTATGGCGACGGCAACGGATCGGTATTGACAGTTTCAGGCGGCAATGCTTATAACGGGCAAAACGATCTTCGATATACGATTGAAATAGAATCATCCACAACGTTTCGGTACACGACTGCAGTAAGTGGATCCGCTCCATATATTCAATCGGCACAGACTATAGTCGCCAACACCGACATTCCGATTTTACTCCCAAACGGTGTGACAACAGCTTTTACGATTCGATTTTCAACAACGACAGGATATGTGACTGGAGATAAGTGGAAGGTGAGCTGCAGAGGCACGGTATTTCCATTCAGTACAAATGTAAACTACTTTGGAGGTATCGGAATATCGATGATGGGTGGCGGAACTCCGGCCTCTCTTGTTGGGGGTTATGCCATCGTGCCGGGCGTCTCATGGTCTCCGACTCCTTCCCCTGAAGTAGATCGATCTATTAGTATCGGTGCGGTTATCACCCTGAATATCTTGGAGGATAAGCACAATCCAAATCAACAAGCCGGAGTTCAGCAGTTTCCTCCATCGGATCGTAACTACGCGAACATTGAGGAGTGGTTTGTTGAATCCGGGGCTTGGCAGTTATTTCAGCAGATCGATCTTAACGGAACAAATGTTGGTGCAAGTCGAGTTAGTTTCCGGCGAGGCAATGGCTATCAATTCCTGTCCGGATTTACTCCTGGGGGCGATTTAAGTAACACCGTTGATCAAGGTGGGGCGCCTGACGCCACAACGTTGTCGTACCCGGTACGCATGTTCATCGCCGGGTGTGGTATCGATGATGGGCCCGACAATCAAAACCACATCCGAGTTGAGTTCACGATACAGCAGCAGAACAACAGCAACATTGTCGAGACCGTTCCAAAGCCAAACGATGCCGACATTTACCACGAGCTTACCCGTACATATCCGGTTGTAAATGGTAATCACATCGTCAATTGGGCATATGAAGATTTTATTTTCTACACGAGCTCCGGGCCTTATAATGGTTATACAGCTCTTACTCAATTAACCCCCACAAGGCCTCATTATTTTGAAGTAGGAGAAACGATCACGGTTACGACCTCCAATGGCTTAATCAATGGGACATGGATAGTTTTAGAAGTTCCAGATTTATATACCGTGGTCATCAACCTGTCATTTCCGGGCGCAGGACCAGTAACACCTGGAATTATAGCTCACAACACCATTGATACGGATCAGGGATCATTTCCGGGTACAGCGAAGGTAATCATCAATAACCCATCAAATCAAAACAGCACCTATAACGCTTGGTCTTTCGGTAACGGTCTTGAATCCAATCGAATCAAAGACGACTTCAATCAGACTACGCTTGAGTACAGCCCACGTGCGACTTCTACGATTGAGGATTATCGACAGATGCGAAAGGCCGAATCACTTACATACAGTGGGGAATATAACAAAAGTTCGGGCATCAACAGGTTAAATGAGTTCAATTTGTCGATCGCGAACTTTAAGGACCTCGACAAGTCGTTCGGATCAGTTCAAAAGCTATACACGCGGGATACTGACCTTGTTGTATTTCAAGAGTCAAAGGTAAGTACCGTTCTGTTTGGCAAAAACCTGCTTTCCAATTCAACAGGCGGCGGCGACGTGGTTTCCATACCCGAAGTGCTCGGAACCCAAATCGCTTTACCATACGAATACGGGATAGGCAAAAACCCTGAGTCATTTGCCGCGTGGGGTCCAGACCTGTTCTTTGTGGATGCATATCACGGCACTCCGATTCAGATGACCGGGAACGAGCTGCGGAACCTTGATCAGTTTGGGATGAAGAATTACTTCAGGGATATGTTCCTTTCCGGCCCTAATACTCAGAAGCTAGGTATATTCGACCCGTACCGGAAAGTGTATGTGCTGGCCTCGAATAACATCAGTTCAGTTCCGTGTCAACTAGATGTTTCCCGCACATTAATCGTGTTTTCCAATGCGGCACAACCTGATGTATTCCTATTCACAATCACAAGTGATTCGACATGGACCATTACGCTCACCTCTTTAGGAGATGGTACGTCATGGTTTACCGGGTTCCCAACAACAGGAACAGGAGGAATGGACGTATATGGTAGCGTGGCTAACAACGGAACTTCAGCCAATAGGCAGCTTCAGATAAATGTGACGTACTGCGGAGGGCTTACTAAGACGATTATACTTCGGCAATCACGGGGCCCGAAAGGAAACATTATTTCAATCATATTCAACACTCCGAGAGAAAATGCTAGTAAGTCAAAGTTATAAGTATGACGTAAGTCCGGAATACTCATTCACTGTGGAATTCCTGCAGGAGAGCACTTCGTTGTATAGTAACAAATCTGGATATCAAAACATCGACTACATGCCAATGGAGGGCACCATCGTGACGATATATTCTAATGTAATTGGCGCTTCTGGATTCGTTAACTTTCAGCCGACATTGAACAACAAATTCTATTGGCTTGTTTCTGATGATGTATTAACAGACCGAGATGCGATACTCGATCAGGCAACGGCTTTATCATCGTCACTTGTGTCTGGAAGATATCAGGCTACGTTTACATTCAATAATCCAAATGGATATCGATACCTATACATCATATCGGACTATACCAACTACATCGTTATGGGTTCATCCATTACCCACACATTTGTAAATGGAACAATTGAAGTTATAGATACAGTGCTCCCGTCCAGTATTGGACTCGTTCAGATTTCCTACACCCCATCCGCTGTTCCAGGACCAATAAGAATAGCAGTGGAGTACGAGGGTAATATCGTGGCGGATACAGGAGATATAGCGCCTACTTCCGGTTCTCTGAAATTTGTTAAAAGAAGTGCTGAATCAAATGATGTTCGCCTTATCGTTCGCAACAAAGGGCTCCCTAACTCCATATTGCTCAAGAATGACGGAGTGACACTTACTTCATTCTACATCGATGCAGATCCGGAGACATTGGAATTAGTATGCGGTCAGGTCGCTGACTACGAAGTCTTTCACAATGGCGTAAACGCGCTGCCTGTAGCTGGTGATATCATATATGATATCTCAGATGGATCGACGCTTTTCGATGGTGGAAATGCCTACCACGTCATGAGTTCCGTTCCTATGGTTGTTCCATCGGCCTCTTCTGTTTATGCAGGCATAATGTCAGATGGTACCGTATCGTCTACAGGAACATGCGTGTGTTCCGAAGTGGCCATACCTGTAATAACTCAGACTGATATTGTTGTCACTCAGAATCAATACTTCAATATCGGTGTCGAAGTCACGAATAATCCTAATTCATGGACATTCGTAACATCTTGCATCGAATACCTGCTTGACGGAGGCTCAAAGGGCGCTACTTTCACATATACCGACTGTGACGGCGATGTCAAGCGTTGTACAAGTGGTGTTATCCAGCAACAAGTAGTATGTGCTTCGATTGCCCCAACTGTTGTGTCAGGCACCGGTACCGTAACGGCTCAAGGCCCATGTGCCGAGAACTCATTACCGAACGGAATCGAATTCAAGGATGGTATCATATTCGGCAAACCAGTGACCACTGGCAGAACTACCATTGAATTGATTGCCGAGAACTGTTTCGGTGCGAGTGCCAATGCAACGTTCGATGTAATCGTTGAGGCATCATACAATCTTCGTCCATTTGGTATCGATCTTCTTGAGCCGGAGGATACTGGAGCCGATGCCTGTCTGCTAACAGGAACATTTGATTTGGCATACCACAATGGGCGTGGATTAATCCCTGTGCTGAATGATACGGTATACACTGATCCTAAAGCCGTGGATCCACTTGTTGGCGGCAAGAAATGGTTTATGGTGGAGGATTCGCTGTATTCCGTGCAAATTGACGAACTTGGAACCGTAATAGA